TTGCTGTAACAACGATTCAGAAAGACCCACGCCTGACTTACCTTGCCTACATTGTTTGGAACGCCCTACGCCGCAGAAAGCAAACTGACAAGAGCTTTGAGGACTTTGTTGACACCCTTGAAAACATCGAGGGTGACGATACAGACCCAAAAGTAAAGGCATAAAGGGGCTGGGAGAAAAAAGCTCCCACCTCTTTATAGCAGCCTTAGCTTGTGAAACAGGGATTGCACCATCGGTGCTGATGCAGGAATCCGAACGGATGCTGTTTACCATGCAGATGTATCTGAAGGGTAAAGCAGAGTCCATGAACAAGCGTAGGTAGAAAATGAAAGTACAACACTCAATAGAGGTCTATGGCGTTAGGGAAACCCTTGCCGAGATCCGCAATGTTGACAAGGATTTATTCTTTGCTATCCGAGCGCACATGAAGCGTACAGGTGACATCTTAGGTAGCAGGGTGTTAGCCAATTCACCCATGCTCGGCCCAACCAGCGGATTCAGAAACCATAAAGGTAGAACAGCTTGGAAGCCAGGCAACTTCAAGACTGTCGTTTCTGGTCGCAACGCTCGTAGAGGTGTAACAGGTGCAACACCTTTGCTATCTGTCAAGTTCGGTGGAGCTGCCCTCAACATAGCTGACATGGCTGGTAAGGCTAACAAAGTTCGCAAGCCAGTAACAGAGTTCTATGACTGGCGTGGCACACGCAGACGGCACTCGGTTACAACTCAGGGTGCAAACATGATTAAGGCTTTAGGTGGCAGACCATCTCGCTACATCTGGGCTGAGGCCGAAGGTCAGTTGCCAATGATCCAGCAAAGCGTTCTAGCTGGTGTCGAGGAATACATGGCAAAAGTAAACCGCAACCTGAAAATTGAGGGTGGTAAGTAATGTCAATTAACATCAACATCCTCAGCAACTTCAATGGCACAGGGTTTGACAAGCTAACTAGGGAACTAGACAGACTCAATACCCCGATGGAAAAGGTCGCTGCTGTATCTCGTAGCCTTGCACCTGCCGCAATCATTGGTCTAACCGCACTAAGTGGTATGGCTGTCGGTGCTTTGAGAGCAGCAGAGGAAGCCGAGGTTGCAAACAACAGACTTGACAGCGTTGCTAGGTCTATGGGCTTGTTTGGCGATAACACCAAAGCTGTGACCGATAGGCTCAAGGCTTTCGCAACAGAAACAATGAACAAGATTGCTGTTGACGATGAGCTGATTCTTTCCACTCAAGCACAGTTGCTTAGCTTCAAGGAGCTAGCAGCTACCGCCGATGTTGCTGGTGGCTCATTCGACAGAGCAACACAATCAGCCTTTGACATGGCAGCAGTATTGGGTGGCACAGGTGAGGACAACGCCATCCGACTTGGTAAGGCTTTGCAAGATCCCATCCTTGGTCTAACAGCTTTACGCCGAGCCGGTGTTCTATTTAGCGATGAACAAGAAGCAAGTATCAAAACCTTTGTGGCTGTTGGAGATACTCTAAGCGCACAAAACATGATCCTTGACGAACTTGAAACACAGTTTGGTGGAGCTGCTGAAGCTACCGCAACTGACTCAGCAAGAATGAGTGTTGCCTTTGGAGAAGTCGCAGAGTCTTTGGGTAAAGCCTTGCTTCCTATTCTGCAAGTTGTCACGCCAGCTATTGTTGCCTTTTTTAGTTATGTCGGTCAAAACTCAGGTATCTTTACAGCCCTAACAGCTATCTTGGCTGGACTTGCTGTTGCTATCTTGGCTGTGAACTTTGCGCTAAACGCTAACCCAATTGTCAAGATAATCACTCTTATCGCCTTGCTTTTAGGTGCGTTGATATTACTAGCTGATTACCTTGTAAATACCTTTGTTGGTAGCTGGGGAGATTTCTTTAGCCTTGTCGGTAAATTGTGGGATGATTTTGTGACCGCTATTGCTGTTGGCATTATTGCTATCGCAGGATTCTTTGGCTCTGTATTTGATGGACTTGCTGGAATTGTCAAGGGTGCCTTGAACGCAGTCATTGGGATTATCGAGGGCTACATCAACACAGTCATCGGTGGAGTCAACAAGCTACTTGACCTAATCAACACAGTTCTAAAGGCTGGAACAGTAATCGGCATAGATTTCCAGATAGGAAAGATTGGCAAGGTTGCTATTCCTAGACTTGCCGAGGGCGGAATCGTAATGCCCCGACCAGGTGGAGTGCTTGCCAACATCGGTGAGGGTGGTCAGGCTGAGGCCGTTATTCCTCTTGACCGACTAGGTGACTTTACTGGCAAGGGTGGCAACACTTACAATATAAATGTTTCAGGTGGAATGGCTACTGGATCGGACATAGGTAGAGCAGTAGTAAACGCCATCAAGGACTTTGAGCGTCAATCAGGTACGGCTTGGAGAGGCTAAGTGTCAATCAAAGTAGAGTTTGGATTCGCTGAGTCTGGCGTACCTGTCAACTTCAATGACATCAGCGCAGATGTTATTAGCGTATCTGTCACTAGAGGTAAAGACCCACAGCAGGATACCTTCAATGCTGCCTCTTGCTCTATTCAGCTAAACAACGAACGCAGACAGTATGACCCTGACTACGGCCCTAGCCCTTATCAGGGTTTGATTGTTCCAACTGGTGAGGTAAGGGTTTACAAAGAGAACCAGATTGTCTTTACCGGCTTTATTACTGACTGGAACTTTAGCTATTCCCCAACAGGTGAGTCCATAGCTGAGATTGTTGCCGCTGATGCTTTCTGGAATCTAAACAATCAAACCCTTGCTGCTTACACTCCAACCGAACAACTCAGTAGCGCACGAATCTTAAATGTGTTGCTAAAGCCTGAAGTTGGTGGCACAGCAGTTTGGCCTACTAGCTCTCGTCTTATCTCTCCTGGTGTGGCAACTATGGGTGACTATGAAGTTACCGATGGAACTAACGCTCTCAGTTATTTACAAGAGGTTGAAAAGGCAGAACCAGGCAGACTCTTCATTGACAAGTCAGGTCGCATAGTATTCCGAAGCCGTAACAACGATGTCAACAACCCAACCTATGAATACACAAGGGTCAACCTTTGCTACAACCCTAGCTTTGAGAACAACACAACTGGTTGGATTTCTACCGCTGGCACAATTACTAGATCAACAGCTCAGGCTTACATTGGCACAGCAAGTGGAGAACTAGCCGCTGGTGCTACTGCTGAGCAATACTTTACAAGTGAAGTTGGTGTGGAATACAACCTATCTCTTTACGCCAAGGCAAGCTCTGGGACTGTTGTGGTCGAGGTAGCAAGCCTTACCTCACCCAGCGGAACTGCCTACTCACAATACTCAGCTTCAACAGCATCGGTTACTGACTCGGAGTGGACAAGAATAAACACCAACCTAAGTGCCACAACCTTATTCTCTGGTATGAGTATCAGGCAGACACCATCATCAAACGCTGTATTCCTTGACGCTATCTTGATTGAGGCAACGCCTGTTGTGGATGCTTACTTTGACGGAGCTAACGATCCTGTTTACAACTCGACTGACCCTGAAGCACCTGACTATCAACCACAGCGAGCGTTCGAGTCTTACGATACTGAGTGGGTGTTATAGTCAATGCCTAGTTATAGTAATGGTGCTGTCAGAGTTACTGACCCTTTCTTTGGTTTTAGACCCCCTTACAACATTGCTCAACTTATTACTATGCCCGACATTTCTGGCAGAGATGCACCTGGTAAGACTGGAGCTTCTGCCAAGCCAGGTTTAGTATCAGCTCTTTACTTGGAGCTAACGGCTTACAACAGCTCGAACGCCACAACCAAGTTTGTCATGTGGTCAGGTGGTGGAACAAATGGTGTTTTTACAAGCGCTTTTACATTGCCCAACTCTCAGACCCCCTACCAAGTCGGTGCAGCTCTTACAAGACCTATTTTTGCTGGAACAGATTATTGGATTGGTTTTACAAAAGAAACTTCTGCTCAGGTAACTTGGTCGGTTGATACAAGCTTTACCCCCTCAATCAAGCAAGACCGCACCGCACCAAACGCTAACTTTACTGACAACGGACTTGTATCTGGCGTTACTAATGGTTCCTTTGTATTTGAGATTGTCTATGACCTTTTACCTATTGCGCCAGGCACCCCAACTGCCAGCTCAACTGGAACTAGTGCAACCATTACTTGGACAGCACCTGCCGACAATGGTGGTCAAGCTGTTACCAGTTACAGAATCCAACGCTCAACAGACAACATTAACTTCAGCACAATCGTTGCCAGCACCGGCACTACTTCTCTTACCTACACCAACACAGGTCTAACACCAGGAACTAAGTATTACTACCGAGTTGCTGCTATCAACTCTGTGGCTGTGGCTCATGGTACGGATTACTCTGGCCCTTACAGCGCATCGGTTGAGATTACCCCAGCTTTCCCTGCCTCTGCTGGTAACGCACCATCTTTGCTAACTGTTACAGTTACCAACCCTGAGCCAACCCCAGTCGAGTTTACAGACGCTGGTACAGGTATTCGGTTCACCAAGATAGATGTTTCTTATGGATCAGAGTTTCTTTACAACGAGGTTGAGGGAACTACCCAAGACCCTTTGAGTGAGATACAGATTGCCTCAGCGCCAGGTTCGAAGCAACTCTATGGCGTGAGAAGCTACTCGATTACTAACCTGCTGAACTCGACTGACCAAGGTGCATTAGATGTGGCAGTTGACCTCTTGACTTACTACTATGAGCCGACTCTTAGGGTTGACTCTATTACTGTTGACCTCAGCAACCTAAGCCTTGAGGAACGAATCTTGGTGCTAGACCTAGAGATTGACGATTACATCAGCGTCAGCTTTACCCCTAACAAGGTTGGAGATCCAAAGATTACTGCTGGTCTAATTACAGGTATTTCGCACCGTATAACCATCACCAGCCATGAGATAGAATTTAGACTTAGGAACGAACGCAATATGTTTATTCTGGACAGCGAAACCAAGGGTATCCTCAACCAGAACATACTAGGCCCATAGTAAGGAAACCATGCCAAGAAAAGTATTTGAGTCTTTCACAAGACTAGATGCCGCAGATGTGAACCTCTATCTGTCTAACGAAACAACCCTGACAGCTTCTACTGTTACGGCCTACACAGCTACAACAGATGATCGCTACAAGTTTCTTTCCTTTACTGCTGGCTCGGCTGTGACTGTCACAATCGGAACGGCTACTGCCTTTGAGCCTGGTGAGCGTGTAGACATCATCCGAGATGGTGCTGGAACTGTCACCATCACTCGAAGCGGAACTGCCATCACCCTTGCTGGTCGAGGAACGGCTGGAACTGCTTATGCAATCGGTACTCGCTATGACGCTGTGACTGTATTGTGTGTTGACACAAACTCTTATCGAGTTATCGGTAACGCAACGGTTCTCTAATGGGACTGATACCTTTAGGGATTTTGAGTTCTGCCGCCACTCAGTTACTTATTGAATACCTAGTTATCGCCGGTGGTGGTGGAGCTGGTACTGGAAACAATGTGAACTCCCCTGGTGGTGGAGGTGGTGCTGGCGGTTATCGTTCATCTGTCTTGACAGAAAATTCTGGTGGTGGAGCAGGTGCAGAATCTATCCTGAGCTTGTTGCCATTTACTAACTACACAGTTACAGTCGGTGCTGGCGGTGCGGCTGGTGCGGCTGCTGCAAACGCTAGTGGTACAAGCGGAAGTAATAGCGTATTTTCAACCATTACTTCAAATGGTGGTGGAGGTGGAGGTGGACATTTAAAGACTCCCCCAACTGGAGGTGGTAGCGGTGGTGGTGGCCCATCTGTTGCACCAGGTGACGCTTCGGCTGGTGTCGGTGCAACTGGTACAGCTAATCAAGGTTCCAATGGAGGTAATGGATTCTTTACTTTAGGAAGTCGTGCATCTGGTGGTGGTGGTGGTTCTTCCGCTAATGGAGCTACAGCAACATCAACTGTTGGTGGAAATGGTGGATCGGGACAGGCTTCTACAATTACAGGCTCATCAGTATCAAGAGCTGGCGGTGGTGGTGGTGCTGGCTCAACAACTAGAGGAACTGGTGGAACTGGGGGTGGAGGTCAAGGTGGAAACCCAAGCAACGCGGGTGTAGCTGGTACTACAAACTCTGGTGGTGGAGGTGGTGGTGGTTGGAACGCTGGTGGTGCTGGTGGTTCTGGTATCGTGATTATCCGATATCCCTCTAACTTTACAATCACAATCGGTGCTGGCCTGACAGGTTCAACTTCAGTAGTGGGAAATAATAAAATAACATCGTTTACTGCCGGAACAGGGAATGTGAGTTTTGTATAAATGGCACACTACGCTTTTCTAAATGAAAACAACATCGTTACCGAAGTGATAGTCGGTATTGACGAAACTGAACTTATTGAAGGACTTGATACTGAAACCTGGTATGGAAACTTTAGAGGACAGCCTTGTAAAAGAACAAGCTATAACGCAAAGATAAGAAAAAACTTTGCTGGTATAGGATTTAGGTATGATGCCGAGCTTGATGTTTTTATTGCTCCGCAACCTTATGACTCTTGGATTCTTGATGAACAAACTTACCAATGGCAACCACCAACGCCATACCCTACTGATGGCTTTACCTACTACTGGGATGAACAAAACCTCAGTTGGGTTCTTAGCGACTTTTCAGGTGGTCAAGCATAATGTCTGAGGAAACTACTTCAGTTCGGATTACTCAAGCCGACATCTACAAGAAGCAACTAGAGCATGGACAAATTCTTATCCAGGTGTTGCAGAAACTAGATCACCTTGACGATGTGCCGGAAAGAATCAGAGAAGTAGAACTCACCCTTGCCAGACTTGCTTGGATTGAGCGAGTAGCTTACACAGGGCTAACAGCAGCAGTTGTAGCCATCATCGGATTACTAATGACCACGATAGGAAAATAATGAGCTGGTATCCAAAGGTTGCAGGAATACAAGACAACGGATTCGGTGGCTCTCGTAATGGGCAAGCCATCAACGGAGTAGTCATTCATCATGTGGCAGGAACCAACGGACTCAACTATGTTGCTAACAAGAACCCACGCAACTCTCACCCGACCTATCACATTTCCAACTCAGGTGCAGTAACAGGAATCGTAAACCCTGAGCGCAGACCTTACTCAACAGGTGGACAGCCTGATCCTAGTGCTGTGACCTTCGAGATTGACAACTCATCTGTCGGTGGAGATTGGCCTGTGTCATCTGCCGCGATCGAGGCTTTGATTGATGTAATTGTCTTTCATGCCAGCATCTCTCCAAGAGCTAACCGAGGCTTTGCTAAGAACATCAAGACTCAGGTACAGCGTGAGTTCTACATTGCTTGGCATCAGCAGTATTCAGCAACAGCTTGTCCTGGCCCGTTTGTAATGTCACAGCTTGACTACATCGTTGCCGAGTGCAACAAGAGAGCATCTCAAGCAGTCGCACCAGTCGCACCGGTTATTCCAACACCACCACCAGCCAGCAACAAGCCAAGGCTATTTAGGTTCTTGAAGCGTGGATCAACAGGCTCTAATGTCAAGTACCTTCAGAGCGTTCTAGGTATCAAGGCTGACGGCATCTTTGGCCCAATCACCGATGCCAGAGTCAGGCAGTTCCAGCGTGAGCAGGGCATCAGGGTAGATGGCGTTGTTGGCTGGGTTACTTGGGGCAGACTCCCATAGGTATTGCCCTATAAAGCCCTGTAAGCCTCATAGACGGCCTTTGGGCTTTGGCAAGGGAATCACTTAGGCTAAGACCTGCCAAGCCCTGTACGAGCCTCACAGCCCCTCAATTTCTGGCTGGATAGCGTTTATTTGGTTGGGTAAACTGATACAACAAGACGAAAGGCTACAAATGCTAAACCCAACACCTGCTACTCGTAAATGGATTTACGGAGTTATTGCCGCAATCGTTCCTCTATTGGTCGCTATCGGCATCTTGTCTGAGGAACTTGCCTCACCGCTTCTGAATGTCTTTGCCGCAATCTTGACTGTTACAGGATCAGCTCTTGCTATTAGCAATGTGCCATCCGACAACGACTAGGCTTTAAGTTTCTGGCGTTCCTCAGCAGTAGTTCCACCCCAGATGCCTTGCATCCCTGCCGATAACGCATAGTCAAAGCACCTCAGTCTTACAGGGCAATCAGCGCAGACTTCTTTTGCTACCTGCACCATTGACTTTCGAGTTGCTGGGTCATGCTCATCCTCTGGGAAAAAGACCTCTGGGACTTGGCTACAATCAACGCCATCATTGTTTCTTATTGCTTCCTGCAACTCAATGTATTTGCGTTCAATCTGGCGTAATGTCATAGGCTCACATTAGAGTAAAGACACACTAAATAGCAAAGCCACGCCGAGAGAGTTAGCGTGGCCTTGCGACAAGGAAAAGAGAGGGAAACCTTGCCAGTAAATAAATTATCAGCCGAAACTAACGAGTTGTTTGATGCAGTCCTACTCGGTGACTTTGCCAACGGCAGTCAAGAGTGGCACGATCTACGCAACGAACCTGGTGCAGTCGGTGGCTCAGACATCGCAGCTATCACCGGACTAAGTGCTTGGGAATCAGCAATCACCAAGTGGGCTAAAAAGACAGGACAGATTCCTGACGAGATAACACCCAATATGAGCATGAAGCTCGGTACAAAACTTGAAGCACCAATACTCGACTTGTTTGCTGACGAACATCCTGAACTAGAAATCTACGAAACAGGAACATGGGCAAACAAAGAAAACACTTGGGCTAGGTCTAACCCTGATGGACTTTACAAAACCGCTGATGGTGAGTGGGGAATTGTCGAGGTCAAGTTTTCTAGGGATTACTGGTCAGGTGTTCCACAGGCTTACCGCGCACAAGTGCTTTGGTACATGAGAGTATTCGGTATCAAGCAAGCTAAGTTAGTTGCACTCGCTGGTTCGAGTTACATGGAGTTTGACATCGAGTGGGATGAGTTCGAGGCTGAAACACTTTGGGATGCTGCTGTCAGATTCCGTCAGGCGTGCCTAGATATGAAAATGCCTTACTGGGATGGAAGCAACTCGACACTAGAAACAGTCAGAGCCTTATCGCCTGGTATCTCAGACAGCGAGGTTGACCTTGATGACTTGGGTATGCACTACATAAACTCGGTCACAGACGCAGAGAAGGCTAACGCCAAAATGACAGAGCTAAAGGCTAGAGTTATACAAGCAATGGATGGGGCAAAGCGAGGTCTAATCTACGGAGAGCATCTGCTCAGCCTTAGATCAAGAGCTGGTGGCGCACCTTACCTACACCACGAAAGGGCAAAGTAAATGGCACAATTTAACCTCAACGATTACGAGCCGGTAGAGCAACGAGTAAAACGCTTTTACAAGGATTACAAAGACGGCAGAATCATCACCGACAACATCACCACAGCGCAAGACCGACAGGTTGGCACTTGGGTCACTAAGAGCTACATCTACCTAACCGCTGAGGATCAAGAAAAGAACTTACCAAAGGCAACAGGTCTAGCGTTCGAGGTGGACTCTAACAAAGGGCCACAAGCAACATCGGCACTAGAGGTCTGTGAAACTAGCAGCATTGGTAGAGCATTAGCCAACGCAAACTATTCAGGCAACAAGAGAGCCAGCCGAGAGGAAATGGAAAAGGTTGCCAGAGATGCAAGACCAAAGGCAACAGCTAAAGATTGGCTTGCAATGTCCGAAGCGTTAGGGAGTGACATCGAGGGTTTACGATTGTTATACAGCGAAGCCAAAACAGGTGGAGCATCAACCGCAACTCTCGACAAGATCAAGGCAATAGCTAATGGACTCACAGGCAAAGAGGATTCTGATAGCCTCAATTCTTGAAACTCAAGAGTGCCTACAAGAACAATTTATGTTCGGTGAGTTTGACCTAGTAAGCACCATCTGGCAACTACAAAGAGAGAGGGCAACAAGACTAAAAAATGGAAATTATTACACCAGGCCACATAGTCGAGGAACTACAAAGGCTGACGAGAGAGATGGACAAGGGAGCTAACGCTCTCTATGACGCAGAGTGCAAGCTGGCGGATGCAGACTCGGCGTATGACCGAGCTATCTCACTAGCCTTTATCAACAACTCAGGGACTGTGGCAGACCGACAAGCTGTGGCTAAGTTGCAAGCAGTAGAGGAAAAGCTCAAGGCTGACCTAGCTAGGGCTGAATACAACCGCATCAAAACCAAGATGAAAACCCTGTCAGACCAAGCAACCATGATGGCTGTAATGAGCAAGAATGTCGAACTCCAATGGCGGCATGCCTAGCTGGTAGCCTTATCGGGTGATAGCGGAAACCTGCTCATGTGGGGCAAAATTCAAGACAGACGAACCTAAGCCAGCCACGCTTGTTCGTGAGTGGCGGCGTAATCACACTTGTCAAACCGACAACACCGACAACACCGACATCGTTGAAGCTGTCAATGGTGGCGTATCAGAAACCACAATCGCTTTGGGCTTCCAACCTGGAGAGATGCCAGCCAAGATTTATGATCCGTTCGATGACTAAAAAACAATTCCAGAAATACTTAGAGCGTGACTTGGGCTGTTGGCATTGTGGCTCAACAGGTGATGACCTTATTCCTCACCACCGGCAAAATAGGGGAATGGGTGGCAGTTCAGCTAGGGATATGCCGAGCAACATCGTTCCCCTATGTGCCGATGCTAACTCAAGGCTAGAGTCCAACGCCGAGTTTGCCGAGCTAGGTCGCAAGCTGGGCTGGAAGCTAAGAAACCATGAGAACCCACTCGAAGTGCCTATCTTTGGGCATGGTGGCTGGTGGCTACTCAACGATGACTTTACAAAAGACCTGCTGGAATCAGACGCAGAATACTTTTAAGGTGCTACTGTAAAGACATAACAGAATAAGAAATGCCGCCTAGAGATCGGAACCCCTAGACGGCGTGGATACCAACAATAAGGCTGTTGGCATCATTACTAAGTGTAGTGTGCCAACCTAATTTAGGAGGCACATTTAGTGTTTAACTGGACAAATAAATCATTGGCAGAGATTCTGCCTTACTACGCCAACAATATCTTTATGGCTGAGATGGACTACAAAGCCTACGGACTCGATGCCGGTGACTGGGCGATGCTCGTCAAGGAAGCGTTCGAGTCAAAAGTAATCTCACCGACTGTGATGATGGTCATGCTCGACAGGGCTAGTGTCCAATGAGCATCGAAGCTGTGTCACTCGTTCTAAACCAATCCAAAGCAACTGGCAGGGCAAAGCTAGTGCTGCTCGGAATTGCTAATCATCTTGGAGATCAAGGTGCTTGGCCTTCGATAAGCACATTAGCCAGGTATGCCAATGCCTCAGAGCGTTCGGTCAAGCGTGACATTCAGGAACTTGTAGAGCTAGGTGAGTTGAGAGTCGAGCTACAAAACGCACCCACTAGAGGTCAATACAAGACGAATCTTTACTGGCTCACAATCAAGTCAGGGGTGACAGATTCGACATCAGGGGTGACAGATTGGGTAAGCAGGGGTGACAGCTCAGGTAAATCAGGGGTGACACCTGTTGGCACGCAAAACATAATATTAACCATCAAAGAACCATCAAAGAAACAGGCTGATGATGAGTTTGAAAAGTTCTGGAATCTTTACCCCAAAAAGGTAGCCAAAGGTGATGCACTTAAAGCCTGGAACAAAGCAATCAAAAGCAAAACCGCCGATGAGTTATTGAAGCTGACTAAGGCATACGCTGAGGGAAAGTTGCCAGAGCTAAAATACATTCCCTACCCAGCCTCTTGGCTAAACAAGGGACTCTATGAGAGTGTTGAAGTCGCTGAAGCAAAACCCTTGCCTAAGCTATTCATCGGGAGAGTGAAATGACACAGTTCGAGCAGTCGGTAATCGGATCGGTCTTGCTGACCAACGGCAAGGCACTTGAGGAACTGACACTCGCACCCAGCGACTTTGATGACATACAGAATGAGCGAATCTACAAAACCATTCTGGAGATGAAAGCTAATCGCCAGCCAATAGATGTGATGACAGTCGGTGCAGCTCTACCAAAGCTATCGAGCTACCTTCACGATGTAGTCACAGCGACCCCAACTGCTGCCTCTGTCAAGTTCTATGCCAGCAAGGTAATTGAGGAAGCCACAAGGCGCAGACTAGCTGTTGCCGGCACGATGATTCACAGCAAGGCTCAGCATGAGGACTTAGCCACAGTCTTTGACACAGCTAAAAAAGAGATTGACAACCTCATAGATCGTAACTCGGCAGTAAAGCCCAGCTATGTTGCCGATGAGTTAATCCCTTACCTTGATGAGATAGACAAGCCAAAGCATTACCCTGAAAGCCCTTGGCCTTTACTCAACGACATCATCGCAGGATTCCGACCAGGTGCTTTATACATAATCGGTGCAAGACCTGGTGTTGGTAAGACAATCGTTGGCTTGCAGATTGCTTGGGAACTATCCAAGACTGGCCCTGTATCTTTTCACAGCCTTGAGATGGGCAAGAGTGAACTTTACAATCGCATAATCAGCATGGAAGCTGAGGTTTACATCGGCAGTATCGAAAAGGGAAACCTCAAAGAGTGGGAGTGGGACAGAATTGCTAAAGTTAGGCAAGACATTCAGACTCACCAGCTCGCCATCCATGACAAGTCAGGTCAAAACCTAATGCAGATACGAGCCTTGGCAAACAGCG